TGTGGATAAACCCCGGCTCAAGGGGTATGAGCACATGCAGAAAAACATAAAAACCGCCCCAGGGTGTAACTTAACTTTTCGAAAAAACTGTCTTGACAAATGGGTCCACCTTAATATTCTGGTTGGCGACGACGGGAAAACCGTGCGTAATGTATTGGAATTGCGAAGGGGCAGGGAGCCGCTTTATTCGTTTGAGTACATGGACGGAACCAGCCATATATTCAACCAGTCACATATTTTATGCCTCGTTGCCACCCAAACGCATGGCAAGCAGACAACAGGTGATCACGTAACCGTTACGGTTAGAGAATGGCTAAGTTGGAGTGATCGAAAGCAAAAAACTCACGCTATTTATCGGAGGGGGGCGTCTTTCGGGTTGAGACATCAACAGCCATTGCTTATCAACCCTTACATCTTGGGTGTTTGGCTGGGCGACGGAACCGCAAACTGCCCTGAATTTACAACACCTGACGGTGAGATAGTTGAAGCACTTGCAAAGTATTGCGAGGAAGAGGGTTATGGGTTGGTGCAAAGGCATACGGATTCCAAGATATATTGTGGCACTTATTATCTGAAAAACAATAACAAAGTGACAAACGGCTTCGGCGAAAAACTTCGATATTACGGGTTAATAAAAAACAAGCACATCCCCATGCGCTACAAAACGGCAAGCGTGGCAGAGCGGCGGCTTCTGCTTGCCGGCATACTTGACACAGACGGCACCCTCGACAAAAGAAGCGGTCGGGTTCTTAGTGTTGTTCAAAAAAGCCAAGCATTGGCAGAAGATATTGTGTTTGTAGCCCGGAGCATCGGGATACACGCAACAATAAATTTGGTAAGCAAGAAGTGTTGCAATAATGGGAAAATCGGAGAGTACTACAACATCTCCTTGACGAGAAACATCGAGCAAATACCGCTAAAAGTTAAAAGAAAGCAGCCTACTACAGACGTTAATTTCCAAAGAAGCAACCTACATGTCGGGATTAGGAAAGTTGTGTCATTAGGGGAGGGAGACTACTACGGCTTTATTCTTGATGGAAATCATAAGTTTTTAGGCGGGGATTTCACGGTACTACACAACACCGGGAAGAGTTTGGGTATGGCCTGGACCTTGGACTGGCACCTCCGGACGCTTATCCAGTCCAACGCCCTGATCACGGCAACCAATATCGAGCAAGTGCGGTCGGTCATCTGGAAGGAGATGGACAACGTGATGGTTGACGTACACCGCAACTATCCGTGGATGGAGGGGTATTTCGTCAAGGAGACGAAACGCTACTATGCCGGCGGCTTCAAGGATTCCTGGTATGTCATTCCCCGGACGGCAAGCAAGGCCGCCCCGGAAAACCTCGCCGGCCAGCACAACCCCAACTACCTGTGCATTGTGGATGAGGCGTCAGGCGTGGCCGATACAATTCACGGCGTCCTTCGCGGCGCCTTAACTCATGCCGAAAACCGCTACGTCATGATGTCTCAGCCTACGCGACCCGTGGGGCATTTTGCAGAAGCCTTCTCTTCCATGAAGGACGTTTACACGACTTTCAACCTGAATTCAGAAGAAAGCCCTATTGTATCCCATGAATTCATAAGGGAAAAGCTGATCGAATACGGCGGCCATCATTCGCCGGAATATCAAATCAAGGTCCTCGGACGCCTCCCCGACAACCTCAGCGGCTTCTTGATCCCCAAGTCATGGCTCGAAATGGCGCAACAGGCCAAAATCAAACACAGAGGCGAATGGGGATGGGTACTTACGGCGGACGTAGCCGAAGGTGTGCATCGGGATTCATCCGTCTGGACCCTCGCCCGCGTATCCGGCTACGGACCGGAAAGGCAAGTGGAAATAACCGAGTGCCGGGAATATCACGACATTGACGAAAAGCTGTTTGCCAGGGAGATATTTGAGCGGATTCAGACCTTGCCCAACGTCACGATTGCCGTGGACGCCGACGGACCGGGCCGAACGGTTATCCTGGACCTGGAAGCGGAAAACTTGGTGGTAGAGCGGATACACTGGGGCCTCCCTCCGCACAGCGACGCCGACAGGCGCCGCTATAAAAACCTTCGCGCTTTCAGCAGTGTCAAGGTGCGCGAGGCCCTTTTCGAGGGCCGCCTCAAACTGCAACCGGGCAACCGGATTGTTGAACAGGGAGCAAGGATACCGTACAAGATCGACGAGGCCGGGCGCTATGCCATCATGCCGAAAGACCAAATGAAATCACAAGGTATCAAATCTCCTGACTTGTTTGATACGATCTGTTTTTTCTATTTGTGCGACTACATCCCTTCCGGCATGGGGGCCGAGGAAGGACGCGGCAGGTCCGAAGAGGAAAATATCTATGCGGACATCCTTGCAGAGGCCCGCAAGGTCATAGGGGAGGCGGCATGAACGACGATCAAATACTTAAAATTATGACCGTATCCCTTATGACATCAAAAAAGTTCAAAGCCTATGCCGTCTTTAACGGGGAACAGCTTGTCATCACCCACGTTATCCCTGTCGCGGGCATGTTCAACGCTTGGCGTCAGCCATTGATTGATGAAATAATTCAAAAAAAGCAAGACGGGTTTGCCGTCCTGGTAGAAGAACGCACCGAACTCGTAGCGCAGCACGGGACGCAATATCTCCTCGAAGACATTGAAGAAAAAAGCAATCTCTTTGACGCCTTAGACTGGTATTTCGCCCTTCAAGACATGGGCAACCTGATTATCCCCACGGAACTGGGAGCATACCAGATACGCTCCGGGCATGAAGGCCAGCGTATCGAGAAGAAGCAGGACGACAAGGGCAGGCCCTTTTATGACATCGACTGGAACGCCTTCCACGGCGGCTACCGGGCCGTCCTCCTCTGCGTCGTTGCGGCCATGACGGAACCCCTGAGCGACAGGTTCATTGCCGCCATGTTCGGAGATCCGCCGCCCGATCCCGACGACCTGAACCCCGTCCGAAGATGGTCAAAGGTAATTGCCGCCCGCGACCTGGAAAAGGGGAAAAGGCTTGAAGAGGAAAGGGAGAAATTGGCAATGGAAACGAGGAGGGAATGACAATGCACAAGCATGAAAGAAGAAGCAGTATGATAGGGGAGATTGTGACGGCGTATTCAGAGCTACAAGCCCGTTTTGACGCCTTTATTGCAGAATGGCACGACACGGATAAAAAAGTAGGCGTCAAGGCAGAAAAGTTGCCCCGCAGCGGCAACCACCTGAACTTGAGGCTGTTCGATGGGGCAGATGCCAGCGTTTTGTTTTCCATGGTGATCAATCAAAACGGCGATCCATGGGGCAAAATCACTTTTATGGCCGGGGCCACGGAGATCTATGCCATTTATTTCGACACGAGAGGATATTTACATGACAAGCCTCAAAGAAATGGCGATACCATGCCGCCTCCGCTCCTGAGCCATCCCTATCAGCAAAACATCATCGTGGCGAAGTTTATGGAAGCCTATCTTGAGACGTTCAGGGAAGGCAGGGGAGGCAACAAATGACAACCATATCAAGGCTTTCACCGTACAACATTACCGACGATTTGCTACGTTCCGATCTGTACCGCGAGATCAAGGCCGGGGATGACGCATGGCCGTCTTACGAAATTCAGCTTGACGAAGTTTTGAGGCCGGAACTGGTTGCTTACCGCTTCTACGGCACGGACCTCCTGAAATGGGTTATCCTGATTGCCGCCGGCCTGGACGATATGCGGGAACGCCTGGAAGCTGGAACGATAATCAAGCTGCCTCCGACCGTATGGGTCCGGGAACGGATCAAATACTACGCCGGAGATACGGAAGAGGAATAGCAGATGGCGGCGAAGGCAATCAAGGAGTACAAGGACTTCGAGAAGGCGTTTAGAACGGTCGTTCGAGCGGAGAAATACCGGAAGCGCCGGGAGGCAAAGCGCACCCTTACACCCCAGGTGTTCAAGAAGCTTGAATCGGGACGCCTTACCCCTTCGGAAATATCCAAGCTCCTGCAAGGGGCCGTGAAGGCCGACGGGACCCCATTTACCCTCAAGGACATTCAACGGTTCGACGAGGCGCGACGCCGGGCGGCGAAAACCCTCCACGCCGCCGTCAAGGGAGCCCCCGTGGCGCAACTGCTGGCGGGATGCTGGGCCGCCGACTTGAGGCGGGCAAAAGAGGAAATCAAAAGCGCCATGCTGTACCGTATCAGCGGCAACGAGCTTTCCTTTCGCACCTCCGCAGGGCCGGACAGCCAATATCAGTTTCATCAAGTCCGCATACGCATGGAGGAATGGCAGGACCACCTTACCGGCGGTCAGCAATGCCTTCCGGCGGCAAAGGCGGCGGCTACGGGAAGGGTCTCTTTTGATTGCGATTGCGGCAGACATCAATACTGGTTTCGCTACCTTGCAACCATCGGCGGCTATGCCCTGAAGCCTCTTGAACTTGCCTTTCCCAAGATCCGCAATCCCGGCCTGGGCGGATCATGCTGCAAGCACGTTATCAAGGTATTGACGGCCATGCAATCATCCCATCTGCACCGGGTATTGAGCAAAGAAGTGGATAAGCAGTCAAAATCAATCGGGTTTGGCGACGACAAGAAGCGCACCCGCTTTCTCTCAAAAGCGGAATTGGAGGAAGTGGAAGGAATCGGCGAAAAGAAGATAGCATCAAAGGCGGCCCTGGAAAAGGAATGGCAGGCATACAAAAAGGCAATGAAGGGCATGGAAAAGAAGGTCAAAGAGCCCGAAACGAAAAAGATAATCAAGGGAATGGTCATGAAGGAAGAGATGGAGGCGGAGAAGGTCAAGCGGCAAACGGCGGAAGCTGTGGCGAAAAAGGAAATCAAGGAGCGGAAGAGGCTCGAAAAAGATATTGCGGTGCAAAAGATGTCCGCTGCCTTGGCGCTCAAGATTTACCGGGACGGCATGAGCAAAGACGAGGCCGTGGCTTCCTATGCCGGGGAAAGCGGCCTTGATCTGAAAGAAGCCAAAGAAATAGCTCAACAAATCAACCTTTAGGGGGCGGAGATGAAAACACGCGATTACAGGGACTTCAATCAGGCAATGGCCGGCGATTTTCTCACCTTCGTCAATAACCATCCAGACGCCATTGACGTGCTGTTGTTCAAGCCGGTGCCGGATTCCGCCGAAACCCTGGCTATTGATCTTGACGTGGTAGGGGCTTTGGAAGATGAGGAGCGGTCCCTTGAATACAGCAACCCCATTATGAGCAAGGCCGTTATCTTCCCCGATGAAGCGCCCTTCATTGTTGCGGACGCAGGCGGCGAGCCGGACGGCAACATGGATCAGCCCACAATCCTGTTGCTTGCCGATCCCGACATTCCGAAACAAAGCGTGGTGCAATACCGTGAAATGGTTGACGATACGAATATCAGGGTAGTGTCGCTATACATATTGCGGAGCGAGATCGTGGGCGAGGCCCCCGGCGCATGTCACAAGCATTACTGTCTCCCCTTCCAGGTCTTCGACTTCGAGTACATAGAGCCGCCGGTAAATGTAAGTCCGGCAAGCAACGCTGAGGACATCGGCGAAACTCCGACATTGACCGCCGGGGCTTTTGCCGTCCACGGGACCAATGACACCCACGGGAAAAGCCAATGGCAGATAAGGGCCGAAAACGACGCTTACAGCGATCCGGCCTATGACAGCGAGGCAACCGCCGACTTGACAGGCCATGTTGTCCCAGTGGGCAACCTGGACGCCGACACGGTGTATTTCTGGCACGTCCGGTATCGTGGCGCGGCGGGCGACGGGGAAGACGAGGAGGCTATCTGGTCCGACTGGTCGCAAGAAACAAAATTCACCACCTTGGAGGCTTTTGAATGAGCAACGAATATTCAGAATTGCAGGCCGTTGACTTTGGACTTGGGGCATTCATCGCCGGGGCATTTACCGAGCTTAACGCTGAGGTCGGCCCGAAGGATTACCGGGAATTCCTGGGGAGGCCCACAAGCCGCCGGATATTCCGCCATGACGCGAATACCCCGGAGGAGTTTCTAAAGGCATACCGGGGCGCGAAGGCCGGGGAAAGGACCGTAGGGGGAGGAGCCAAGGCAAACCAAGTCGAATTGCCGTTGATTTACTACTTGCGAAAGCCCGGCCTTACCAACGGCACGGACAAGGAAGTCACCCGGCGCCGCTATATGTATTCCATAGGCGAAGAAGGTCTTGAAAATCCATACAGATTCAAGGTGCTGCCCCTGGTCCTCGATTACCAGATGCACATTCTATCGTGGGACAAGCCCTCGCTTGATAAGCTCCAACTGGCCTGGTACGCCTACACGCAGATGAATGAAACCTTCACATGCCGGTATCAGTTAGGGGATGACGACGTATTTGAGGTGCCTGCCTACCTGAGAGACCACAAGTCCCTGTTGTGCTCCGATGAAAGCGTACCGCCGGGGCCGGATGCGGGCCGGGTCTATGCCGTCTTGATAGCCATGCAGATTGCCACGGACATCATCTTTGGCGCGGGTGTGGATATTCCCGAAGAGTACGAGATACAAGGGGCGCTATCGAGCATCATCAACTACGGAGATCCACGCAATGGCTGAACTTGTCAAGCAGGAAGACATTCTTCTCCAAAAGGTCGTCTTGATCAGGAACAATGAACCGGCGGGCATGTTCGACCTGTCGTTTCTGAAAGAAGTTACCCTTGTCGAAACCATTGACCTTTCCGGCCCCCGTCTGGTGCTGACCATGGATGATCAGCATTCCATCATCCGGGACGATATGAAGGTCAAGGAGCGGGACGTTTTGGAGATCCGCATTGCCGACGTATGGGAGCGGGACGGCATTGACCAAACCATTCAGTTTGTCATCTGGTCCATGCCGAACGCGGGCAACATGGTCACGTTCAACTGTATGCAACGGCATGTTGACCTGATGAAGCAACCGGCAAAGGAATCCATTCTCTTCCCCCGCAAGCCTGCGGAAACGGTCTTGAAGCGCCTGGCCCCCGGCCTGAAATATGCCGTGGGAGCCTTCCCGGCCATGGAGGATTATCATCTTTTGCCGGGCGAACGGCCTACGCGCCTTTTGCGGCAAATGGCGAAGGAAAAGGCGGCGCTATGCTTCTACCGGCGAGGGACGCTGGTATTCAAGAAACTGGCCGAACTCGGCAAGGCGAAGGTCAAGCACACTTACGAACACGACAACCTTCAGGCGGGAAATCAGATTATCCACTTTACCCGGCTAAATGCCAAATCATTGATCAAGGACAGGGTGGAACGCAACATCATCGGCTGGGACATCGTGAAGGGCCTCGTAAAGTCCGGCAAGAAGACCACCAAACCGCCTGAAATCGTCTCCGTATTCAACACAAAAACCATGAACTCCCTCATAGAAATACCATTTCCGGCCATAGACTTCACGGCCTTGGGAAACGGGGCGCTCATGCCGGGAATGCCCATAGCCATCAAGTGGAACATGGGGAAGACCGACGCGCCCATTGACGAATCATTGCCGGCAAAGGTCGTTGTCGGCACGGTGGCGCATTATTACTCCGCACAGAAGTATTTCATGCGGGTCAAGGGGATTACGGCGACATGAACGGAGAGGAAGGATAGACATGAGCAGCCTTGAGGCGAATAACGCGGCGAAAAAACAGGAACGATATTACGGGGATTATGTGGGAGCAGTGGAAAGCGTCAGCGACCCGGAAAACCTCATGCGGGTACAGGTGCGCGTATATGGCATCTTTTCGGATAAAACCCCCAAAGCGGATTTGCCGTGGGCGACATACCTCCTGCCGGTAGGATCACGGGTCAACGACGGTTATTTTACCCCTGTTGACGTGGGAGATCATGTCTGGGTCCGTTTCCCCATGGACGGCGATACCCGGCGGCCCATGATCGTCGGTTCCGTACATTACGCGCCCGGCAAGACGCCGAACTTTCCCCATGAATCTTTCGCCGGGCCTCAAAAGCTTTCCCACAAGACTACCGGGGAAGAGCCCGCCCCGGCTGCGGCGGCCTACCATACAAACGCCGTCTATACCCAGCACGGCTTTACCATCGAGATCAATGCGGATAAGTCGGCGGCCATTACCCAGCGAGACACCGGGTCGGCAATCCGCATATCGCCACAGGGGGACATAACTATCCACGGCGAAAAGAATATTTACGTTTCCTCCATCGAAAACACGAAGGTTATCGTGGAAGGAAACGCCCAGGTTGACGTTGCCGGCAACAGCGACATCACCACCCGTGGAACCACAACCGTCAAGTCCATGGGCAAAGCCACGTACCAGAGCGACGAGGAAGTTTCCATAGAGGCCCCGGCGGTATCCATCACCGGAGAAGTATCCATCACCGGCAATCTCAGCGCCAGCGGCAACGTGATTGACGGAGGGTCCAACACGAATCACCACAGCCATTAAAATTCGATTGCCGTCCCTCGGTTTTTCTCCAAAAAAAGAATAAATTTTCACTAAAGTGTGTTTTTATACCACTAAAGTGTGTTTTTGTATCATTCCATTTCGATTAACTTCCCCGTACCATCTATTTCCAGAAGCCCATTCAGCGCCTTATGCGATACCCCCGCATTGCATAGGCGAAACCGAAAGAGCAGGAAGAATAAAATCAAACAGTCAAAGCAAGAAAACGGAGGTTAAGGGTAAAATGAAAGAATATCACGATAGAGTAAAGGCAGTTACGGAAAAGGCGAACCACATGAGGGACGTTCTGCTGGCCCCGGTGCTTGAAGACGGCGCTACCAGGAGGTTTATCGGCGACGCACGGGCCAGGTCGGAACGATTGGAGGCAGTGACAAAAAGCAGCATTTTCGAGGGACTGGGAAAAGGCGGGCCGGTGGTGCAGGCCACTTGGTCCAACGCGCTCCGTACCTATTGCCAGCAGCGCGGGCGTATGCCGTCGGATGAAATGCTTGCTTGCGCACATCAGGCCATCGAAAACGCCATCTTCGCGACCGCAGGCAAGGGCGCACAGAATGTAGGCGGAATGCTCCTTGAAGCGGCCAACATCTCCACGACGGAAGGCATTATCATGAGGGACCGCATGGTGGCGCTCATCCTGCCCGTTATGCTCCTTTCCGTTACCGGCAACATCGTTTCCTATATTCCCGGCACCTTCAATCAGAGCGAAATCTTCAAGGTGTGGCGCGTAGCAGCGAGTACGTTCGGAGACCTTACTTCGGGCGACAAGATTGATCACAGCTTCTCCGGGCAGTATTCCAGCATGGATCAGCGGTATCTTACTGGTACCGGCAACGGGACAAAGACCGGAAGCGGCACAACCGACTTCGACCTGAACGCTACCTCAAAATGGGGAGCCGTCAGGCCGTTCAAGAAGAAATCCATCAAGATCCTCCATGATCGGAATGTTGTCGCCAAAGACGACGGCGCGGCCATCCTGTCGGGGTCTTTCACCGTCGGCGAAACAACCGTTACCGTTACCGGCACGGTCAATTACGCCAACGGCATTGTACACCCCGTCTTTTCGACGGCCCCGGCAAACGGCATCGAAATCCATGTGGCCGTTGACATTGACATCGAAAAAGACCCCACCCTGATTCCGGCTATCAACCACGAGATGGATTCACGGACCATCTACCCCCATGAATCAGCTATTGAAGCAAGCACTACGCTTCAATCCCTCTGGGCTCTGCGCCGGGAACTCAACCTCAACGCCGACAGCATGGCGATGCTCGCCATGAGAAATCTACTGTCCGCAGATAAGGACCGGAAGCACCTGGCCGACATGTACTTCTTCATGAAGGGCCAGAAGTCATGGAACATGCACCTCGGCGACAATCAGTATTTCCAGGAACACTACGAGACGGTCAAGCAGACCCTCTTGGAGGTTGACGCGGCCCTCATGACTCAGACCGGAACCGCCGGACTGGTCGGCATCGTCGCTGATTCCAAGTCCGCCGTGGTCTTCAAGTCCATGAAGGAGCCCAATTTCAGCCCCGTTCCCGGATATGTCCGCATTCCCCAGCCCCACTACATCGGACGGCTCTTCGGCATGTGGGACGTTTACGAAGATCCTCAGCGGGCAACCGATTACAGTTGCCTTTGCTTTGCCAAAGGACGGGGCATCGGCGAGGCCGGTTATGTGGCCGGCGACGCTATCCCCGCGATGGCTTTCAAACACGCCATGCAGAGCGACCTGAAGTACGAAAACACCCTCTGGGAACTGGCATATCGCGACCTGAATCCCTTCGACGGTCGGGAATATTTCATGGAACTGGCTATCACCGACAGCGAATAATCGTTAACTGCCATAAGGCGGCCCGCACCGTAATTCCATCTGGAAGCGGACGGGCCGCCCCTCCTGGCAGAGGAAGGAGAGGCCAAACATGAAAATCAGATTCGACAACAACAGCGTTTCAGGTGTCAACCGCAAGTATCGCGGGTTTGACCTGAATATCCCCGGACATTCGTCAATAACCGTTGACGTTCCTCCTCAGTACGCAAAAGACGCCATGACCTACCTGAAACACAGGCATCCCGCCGTTGTCTGTACGCCTATAATCCCCGAAAAACCCACCATGGCAGTTGCTACAATTCCCGTGAAGGCTGAATTGGACGAAATGCCGGGCGCGGAGATTGCGCCGGACATCGTGAACGAGGAGGGGGAGGAAGAAGCGGCGTTAGAAATGCCGGACCCCCAAGAAACCGGGGAGGAAACAGCGCGGGAAACGCCCAAAAGGAAGGCCGCCGTCACGGGGTCCAAGGGAAAGAAAACCACCAAAAGAAGCGGAGGTAAGAAATGAAGTCCATTATCACCAATGCCGCAGAAATCACCGTCCTGCGGCTGATTGACAATACCTACAAGACGGGCGGCGGCCCGGTCTCCGTCGGCGCTACGGTAGTAGTTGCCGGAAAGGGGCCGGTCGGGAAAGTGACCCAGGCCAGAGACGACAACTGGGAAGACATTTTCGGCAAGCCCCTCCCCAAACGATCAAACTTTATGGAAGGGCTGCGGCATCTGTTTGATGCAACCCAGGACTGCAATTATGTCAATGTCGTGCGCGTTGTCCACGACAACGCAAGGTTTCCTTCCCTGCTGGTCAAGCTCATTGACTATCACGGAGACTGGACCTCCGGACATGCCTATGTTGCCGGCGACGTGGTTGTGAAAAGCAACGTCAAATACATCTGCATCCTCGGCCATACCGCATCCGAAGAGAACGATCCGCCCAATGAGACCAACTGGGAAGTGTTCACCACCACCCTCGAAGTCGGGCAGACCACAGGAGTGGACGGCCATCCCTACGGAACTACCCTTTCATTAGGGGTGGGTTATGTTATGCAGATTTGGCCCATTGACGGCGAACCGAGCATTAACAGGTCCTTCGAGATTGCCAACGTCATTACGGAAAAAGGCGCATGGGTGACGGCAACCGCCTACGAGGTCAACGATGTGATTACCGTAACCGGCGGCAAACTCATTTGCATGACCGCCCACACCTCTTCCGGCGAGGCTCCTACCCTGGCCGCGCCCGGAACCAGTTGGAAGGTCTATAAGGGCGATTACGATCAGCGGTTTACCCTGAACATCTACGACAAGGACGAAAGCGGCGACGAGTATTTGCTCGAAACCTACCTGGTCGGCATTCTTCCCACGGACAAGGACGACATGGGCCGTCCGGCCTTCATCGAAGCCGTCCTGGAGCAGAACAGTGACCGTTTCCGTTGCAATATCGACGAAGATTTGACCTGGGCCACTATCAAGGACAGCCTTAAATACGCAGGCAAAACCGCGTTTGCGGGCGGGTCCAACGGCGACGATCCCGAAACGGATGAATGGATTGCCGCATGGGATCTCTTTCGGAACGAAACCTATCAGTGCAATCTCATGTTTGCCGCCGGCGTCTATGACGAGGACGTGCTGGCAAACTGCATTGACATTGCAAATGAGCGGCATTGCTCGTTCTTCTTCGATGTCAATCCCAACCTCCAATCCGATCAGGCCATTGCCTGGGTCAAGGGCATGGGAGTTGAAAGCAGGCAGGCGGCGGCCTATTACAGCCCCATCTCGGCTAATGACCGCTGGTACGGAGGCAAGACCGTCTGGGGTGTGAGCGGCGCGGCGGCTAATGCCTGTGCCAAGGGCGACGCCAATATGACCGGCGCTATCCCCGGCATCCACTACGCACCCGCCGGCATTCACCGGGGCAAACTGGAACGCACCGGAATCAAGGCGCTTTATCCCGAAGATGTGATCAACCGAGATGATTTCTATGACGCCCGGATCAATCCAGTGGTGGCAAGCGAGGCAAGCGGCGGGGCAACCATCGACGACTGTCTGACCATCCATTACAAGCAGAATTACAGCCGTTTCATCTGGGTCAACCGGATTGCCAACTACATCGACCACCGCTTTGTTGAAGGGGCGGCCTACATGAAATTCGAGCCGGACGGATTGACCAGAAAGGGCTTGACGAAACTTACCAAGGAAATCCTCGATCAGCTTGTCACGTCCGGCGCTCTGGTTACGCCTCGTGATCCCGCCGACGGCAAGGAGCCTTACAAGCTCCAAGTGGTCCAAGAGGAAATCGACCTTTGGCTTGTAACCTGGGACTTCTGCCCGACCGGAGCGGCCCGCCGTATCGCCGGACAGCCGAGACTCATCAAATAAGGAGGAGATAAATATGTTTGGAACGAATGAAGCAAACGAAATCTTTGGCGGTTTGATCTTTGAGGCCGCCGAGGATCGGAAGATTTTTGAGGAGGCGGGCGGCGCCGGGGCAATTGACGACTTCGGGGAGAAGCAGTTGCGCTCTCAGGCCATGGCAACGGCCCTCGCCTGGGTAGCCAACGGGGATTACTCCTATGACGCCTTGGATGAATCTCTGGCGATTGTCGCCGACCTCGACGGGGATGAAGAACTGACGGACGACGAAGAGGAATATTACGACGACCTCCTTGAAGAAGTCGCCGCCGCCTTCGCCGCCTTGGGCGCCTCAGAGGACAACATAAAAGCCTTTATCGACGATGAAAGCGACGATGAAGGAATCAAGCTGGGCTCCTTCCTGACGGAGAAAATGGACGGGACGGAAAAGGACGACGAAACCATTATCAGCGATTACGCCGTCAGTGACGCGCCTATCTTCGAGGGCCTTGTCAAGGTCATCAGGGCGGGCAAGGTCGCCCTGGTCAAACGGAAAAAGCGTGTCGGTCGAAGGATGCTTTTTGGCGGCAGAAGGAAGAAGCTGACGGCAGCCCAGAAAGCGGGCCTGAAACTGGCACGGCGGAAGGCGTTCACCGGGGCGGCAAAACGGGCGCGTAAAAAGTCCATGCGACTCCGCAAAAAGATGGGCCTATAAATCATCGTGAACGACGGATCTCTCTCGCAAAAGGAGATTGACGCCGGACTGGTCCTCTCCAAAGAGGAGCAAGAGGCGGCGCTCGGAACCTCCCCGAAGGAAAAGCGGCCTACGAAGGTGGCGGCCTACGGGAATGCCGATGCGCGGGTAAGCCCTTATCTAAAGGCGTGGATTGCCCAGCCTGACGATACGGAGAAAATCAGCACTTGTGTGGTTGGCTTGATAGGACCGGGAACCACCCGGTCCCTGCAAGCTAATTGGAGCAGCCCCTTCGAGCAAAGCAATCTCGGGGGGATGTTCGAGAAAGCGGGCGGGATATTGCAAGCGGCAACAGACAAGACCTCCATAACTACCTTTTCGTCAACCCAGATATGGGAGGGCAACCGACCGCATTCTTTTCAGTTGGTGCTGTTGTTTTACGCCCTCAGCAATGCCTACAAAGAAGTCATGGCGCCGCTGCGGGAACTGGAAAAGATGATGGGTCCCGTTGTCGGAGCGGGAGAAGCGAAAGACGGCGCGATTAAGGAGATGATCGCAAGTGCGAAACCCGGCGGGCGCATCCCTCTGCCCGTCATGCTGAATATCGGGCGGCGGATGATGATCCCCAATTGCGTGATTGAATCCATGTCTGTGCCTCTGGACAAGGAGCGGACACCGGAAGGCTATTTGGTCCGGGCGGAAGCGACGTTATCCATTGCGACAAAGGTAATGCTCAACAAAGACAACATCAGGCAGACCTGGCCCTGATAATATCAGAAAGGAGTTAATCTATATGGCGAATATATCAAACGTAGTGGCAAATGTGCCGCTTCTCAAAAATTCGTACAAATCGTTTGTGGCCCTGGGCGAAGGCATCAAGGGGGACGATTTCGTTATGAACGTGGACGAATATCCCGATCTTCATTTTCTGGTGCAGACCACCCAAATGCCGGAACTGAAACGGGACATGCTCGAATCAAGAGGTCCCCACGGCGTATACTTCAATCAGGCGGGAAATTACAAAAACGCGGGCGATATGTCCGTGTCCTTCAAAGAGGTCATTTCCGGCAAGGCGTATGACGCCCTGGTTGACTGGGTGCTTAACAAGAAATACCTGACCGTGACCATGGCTATGGTGTCGGAAAGCGACCCCGAGACGGTTACATCGGCGGCGGCGGTGCTGGAAGATTGCTGGCTGGAAATCGACGCCCTTGACCTTTCCGTGGAAGACGGTACGACCTTGGCAAAGCCCACCGGAACTCTCCACTATAATTTCGTCAACTGGGGCGACCTGATAAGCGACAGCGGGTCAGATGTCGCGGTTTGGGGCGAAGAATAATCCATGACGCCGAATGAACTGTTAGACTTGGTAAAAGCACAATTCCAAGTCATTTATCTGGACTCTGCAAAGCTGACGAATCTGTTGAAGCAGGCTATCGGGACGTACCAGGACAAGGCTGGCCTGATTAGAAAACTGCAATTCGGCGACGAAGATACCGAGGCCGACACGCCTGACGATCTATTGGAGATTATCGGCGTGTCGGACGCGGAGGGACGTTGGCACGAGTACCGCACTGCGGTTTCGGAAGATACTGTAACCGTTACGGTAGTCGAACAGCTTTATCCTGGGACAACCACCGTAAAGAGCCTCAAGCCCTACACGATGACCTATTTTGTCAATCTGCGCGACATGGACTTGGAAGAAGACGAGCTTCCGGCGGAAACCATCGGCCTCCTGCGCGATTACCTGGAAGCCCTGATTGCCATTCCCAATACGGCGCGGGCGCGACAGATAGCCACGGCAACAGGCATACAGGCAGAATATTCCACAGACGAAGAACTGAAAGTCAGGAAGGACGCCTTGGAGTTGGCTATGGAGGACTCTCAAGCCATCATCCCCATGGCGACGGTTTATTGATGGAAGAAGACCTAAATCAACTGAGGATCGTCAACAGACAATTGGTAAGGACGCCGTTCCAGGAAGGGTGGCAGTTTCGCCTTGATATTGATGACGAAAACTCACCCGACGACGTTGACATATACGTTAAGGACATCACTTACGGGCCTATCGAGATTGAAACGGAAACCCTCAAGGCGGGAATGCAAACCTTGACTTATCCGTCCGGCACGGCGCCGGTAGGTCTGTCCATGACCATGAGAGACAACCAAGACCGGCGCATTTATGACTGGTTTCGGGATTGGTGCAACGCGATGGTTAACGCGGACGGCACGGTTAATCTTCCCATCCAGTACGTTCGCAAGGCCGAAAGGATAAATCTGTTGACCGACGATATTGAGGATACGTGGCTGATGTTCCCGACCAAGCTGGGCGACATTACCGAAGCGGTGGATTCCGAGGGATTTCTCGAATTTCCCATATCATTCATACAATTTAGATCGTGGGGTGAACCATGATAGCGCCTTTTACACTACCTTCCGACCCAGGTGTGCAAATCCAACTGCGAGAGGCGACCGTTGCCGACGCTATGGATTTCGCCGACGTTGACGAAGGGCACGAGGAAGAACTTACGACCATGTTTTTAAAGAGGATGCAGGACGCCGGGACGGTCCGGGACCCGCTTAAATGGACCGCCGAAGATCGGCGCTTTGCCCTCTATTGGTACTGGCTCCATACGTCGAAAGATCACGACGTTGCCCTTTCGTATGATTGCCGTCATTGCGGCGGCAATCATGCCTATCTGCAAAACATGAGAGAGTTGGCGGAGCATTACAAAGCAATCGACGGGCCTGCGGAGCGGGAAGGGGAATGGAAGGGCGAGAAGATCCTCGTGCGCCCCCTGAACGGACGGAACATGGAGGCCCTTGAGCGTATGAGGATGGGAATAGCTTCTTCCTCGGAAGGGAGCGCGGAGAGGAAAGGGCGGGCCAGGATGATGTTTGAGAGACTTGCCATGTGTACGGCCTTTCCCGCCGATTTCGAGAAAGACAAGGTTAAGCGCGGTCAAAAGAAGCGGCAGAAAATCATGGCGATGTCCCTGGGTGACTTTGCCGACTTTACGGACCTCGTTTTCGGGTTGCTGGCGGAAATGAAACACGGCCTCGAAATGGAATATGAAGAGGGACGGCTGTATTTGATCATGCCGCCCCACAAGTGCCCGGAAAGGGGGGAACAAACGCGCCTGCGTTATCCCTTTCGGAATAGCGACTACATTCCAGGTTTATAGTGAAAAATCCTGGAATATCATTATTGAAAACCTGTGCTTGTATGGCGGCCAGCAGATTGACGGCCTGAGAAGGACGCCGCAAAGACAGGTAATGTCATTGCACGAGGCGCTGAAACGCAAACTGAAAAAACGGTCATAAACAAGGGATGCAGATGATTCATACGGGCGATGTTGATAATAGCATAAATGGCGCAGCAAAGACGATAGCCCCCAGTGTTGCCGCCGTCAATAGCCCCGACGACCGTGCGTTTTTTTCTATGGCCGAACATCTGGAAAAGTTCACCAATAGCCCCATATTTCGCAAGGGCGATGTCCAGACAGCCGTGCGAACGCCTTTACTCCCCACCTCAAGCGAACAGAGCAAAAGCCAGGAGGTGCGCCGGGAAGAAAAAGACCACAAAGACAAGAAATCCCTCTTCGAGACCATAAAAACCGGATTCGAGCGGGCCGCTTCCTCTGCGGTTGCAGATGGATACGGTTCTCCATCCATGGATACGGAAAAAGGGGAAGAAATCGTTGCCAAGTCATTAGGCGCCGGTCCTTTTTTCGAGGCGGCCATGGAGATCAAGGAAGCCGTGGACAGTGTGCGCGACGAAAGCGGCCCTTTCGGTAAGATTGCCAAATGGACTGGCCTCAGCAAAGGCGAGAATGACGACGATGGAGCGATAGAGGCGAGGGAAGGGAAGCCGCCCAGAGAAGTAGCCCCGGCAGGAAACGGAGTGGGCGAAGGGACTGAACCGGGACTGCAATCGGCTACGGGAAAAAAGCGCGACGAAAAAGGACGCTTCATTCCCGCTTCCGGCGGCAAGCCTCCTACCATGCCCACCGCCGAAGTCCGCAGGGTCGAGAAGCCGAAATCTGCAATCCGAGAGACGGAGATGCTGGGGGAGGAAGCAGAGGCCCAAAGGGGAAGGCAAGCAGAAGAACGTCACGAAGCGCAGAAGGCGCAGCCTGAGAAACAAAACGCGGCGGCCTCTCGTCGTCCAGCAACCATGCCCACCGCCGAAGCCTCCGTGCTTGCCGTAGGCGACGAGGCGAAAGAAATCATCAGCGTCTTGGAATCCCTGATGAATGTTGCTGTAAAATCTCAACTTCTGGACAAAAAGTATAATGACTCCCTAGGCGTAGAGGCGGCCAAACAGGCAAGCTCCGCGGTGATAATAGAAAACCCGGAAAGCCTGACGGAAACCATTGTCAATGAACTGCAAGCGATTGAGCGTGAAGACGTGAAACGCCATGGGGAATTGATCAAGGCTGTATTGAGGATGGAAAAGGGAAGGTCGGGCAGGCGGACGGGGGGAAGAGACGACATGCCCTATCCGCGAAAAACGGGACCGGGAAGCAGGCGGCGGAGGGGCAGAAGGGGAAGATCGCTTACGGAACGTCCGCAAATACCAAAAGTTGCCGGACGGACGCCGAGGGGCGGAATGCCCGGCGGCGGAGGGGGGATGTTGACATCATTGTTGAGCCGGTTCGCTCTTCCGGCCCTGGCTTTGGCCGGCGCAGGCATGGCGGGCTATGGCGCGGGGTCGCTGATCAATGAGGGCATAAATAAGACAGGCGAGGCGGTTACTGGTCAAAAGGACTGGACGATGGGCGCCGCCGCCCACGACTTTATTAATCCTGCGTCAAAAGGCACCCGGCAAATAATCGGCGATGTCGAATCAGGACGGAAAGGGTACTCCGCATATCAGAATCGGGACAGCGGTATTGTTTCCGCCGGCAAATATCAGTTCACGGCGCAGGGCGGTGAAAAAAGCTCCCTCGCCAAGGTGCTTGATAACTATGTAGGGGCAGGCGGCTACCGGACCGAGGAGGCCCGAAGATACTCTTCTGTCATCAAGAGTGGGCGGGCGGAATCCCTGCGAAATGACGCCGGGTTTAAATCGTTCATAGAGCGTACTGGCGGCGAGAAGGCCATGCAGCAGGCTCAAGAGAAGACTTTCGACCAGAACTATTTCAATCCCGCAATCGGCTATGCGCAGAAGCAGGGAATCAATGCCGTCAAAATGCCAAAGTTGGCCGCGATGATGGTTGACACCAAGATACAGGGTGGGATGGAGGACGTAACGCAAGCGACAAGCAGGCGATTGTCGCAACAAGGGAAGTCCTTCAAGACGGCCTCCGAAGAAGAAATCATGAATATCTTCGTCGAGGAAAGGAAAAGCCGCCTTGACCGTGTAGCCGCCGCAAAAGAGGCGAAGGGCGACACAAAAACGGCGTCAATGCTTCGCAACAGCAAAGGAAGGGTTGACCATGTGCGGGCTGCATTAGACAAAAACGAGGAATCCCTGCGGAAAGATGCCAACGACATTGCCGTCGCAGCCAACAAGGAGAGGGGGGAAGCGCCGGTGGCAACGGTTACGCCCGCCACGCCCGAAACGGCCAAAACGATCCCCCCGCCTGTGGCCGTAGCGACGGCCACAAAGCAACGATCCAGGGGCAAAAAGACCGCCATTGTCACGGCAAAGAAGGTTGAAAAGCCGGCGGCAAAGAAGAAGGAAGAACTGCAAACGGCTGTTGTGGATGGGGAAACAAAGCAGCAAGCGGCGACAACCGCCGAAATCATGGCCTCGCCCGCCGCCACGGGCCTCGCTAAAGGCGCTGCGACTTCAACGACGACAGTCGTCAAGACACCCGCCGAAATAACGGATGCCCGCAAGCGAATTCAGGCAGGGAATCGCGAGAGATTGGCCGCAGCAGGGGCAGGCAGTTTAGCGCCAAAGCCTGTTGCCGCTTTTGTCAATAGCCGCCCGGCCCCGCCTGAAAGAATCTCCGCGTCGCCCGTCATGACCTCGCCCGCCGGACTGTCGAAAGCAGGCACATACGCCGCATCTCCCACGACGGCAAGCCAGGGGGGAGGCATGGAGGCGGCAATCGCTCCTTTGATGTCCGCCATTGCCAAACTGAACGCGACGGTAACAAAAATCGCCGGGCAAAAAGAAGCAACCAGGCAGGGAGAACAACAGATCAAGACCGAGTTTGACGACACGATGCTGACGCTTATGGCCTACGATAGGGTGTGATTTATAACTATGGCATATATTGATGAATTCGACCATTTGATTGAACTGAGCCCGGCGACGGAAATCAAAAAATATGAAGACGAGGACGCCCTGTGGGACCGCATAGCGGAATGGTTGGAAACCCCGCAAGGAACCCTGGCCGACTTGCCGGGCTGGGGCCACAACCTGATTGCTATGAAGCACGAGCCCCAGGGGATTGACTTGGAAGTCATGGCGGAAATGAGCATCGCCTACAAGATGCCCCAGGACATCGCAAACTTGGTTATAGGCAGTGTAAAGGTTGAATTTACGGAAATTGACCACTGCCGGGTCATAATCAATCATAGCTTGGGAGTATTTGAGGAGACAATATCTCTGTGATTACTAAAGAAGAGGCAATTCAGAAATTCAAGGACATCCTGCTTGTAAAGCCGGCCTGGAGAACCTTGTCGAAGTCTCAGTTCGTCAATCACCTTGCCATCTTTATGAGTTGGGCGCTGAGAGAGGCGCTTTGGAAAATCGAGAGGACATTTCAGGAGTATTTCCTGTCCACGGCGCTGAATGAGGCCAGCGTCCTGGCCCACGTGGAGGATCGGGAATATCTCCCGCGCAAGCGCACACCCTCTTCGGGATCCGGAACGATCACGAACAACGGGGCGAATACGGTTTATCTTCCCGTCTATCAGCCTTTCTCTTCCGACGCAGATATCGATTACGTCATCGACCGAGCTCTGACGCTTTCCCCGGGTCAAGCCGCAGCGGTCGAATTCATGCAGATGGCGAAGCAGGAAATCATCCATACCGTCACGGAAGAGAAACCGTTTTACGAGATCCTTTTCGAGAAAGAGCTGACCGACAAGATTCATGACTTAACCGTTCAGGTTGACTTGGGGTACGGCTACGAAGACTGGGATTGCGCCCGTCTCTTTCAGAACGCCTATGAGGGCGATCATATCTATGACGAATTTTACACCCATGCCGGGTTGACGGGGATCCGGTTCGGAAATGACTACATCGGCACCATCCTTCCGGTCGGAACATCGGTGAAGATCGTTCTTTGGACAACGGACGGCGAAACCTCCTTGGCGGAAGGGCAATCCTTATATCCGGTCGGGGAGATCCTGGATAGCCTTGGACAGGAAGCGGACATTGCAGCCATCACCACGGATGCAATCACGGATGGCCAAGAGAAGGAAAGCGTCTCCGAAATGCGCCAGAACCTTCACTACTGGCCCATCTACAACGAAAAGCTCGTATGGCGCGACGACTACGTGTTTTTCATCAAGCGGTCCGTGGCGGACATCCTGTGGATCAAGGTGTGGGGTGAGGAAGAGGCCGAGGCAATCCACGGCCCCCGCTTCGAGTTCATCAACAAGATCTTCGTTTCCGCCTACGCGGAAGACAGGCCGAACCTGGAAACCGAAGTTATGGCCGCTCTTGCCGATGTCAATATCCTGAACAGGAAGTTTGAATGGACGGCCCCGGTCTTTTCGACGTTTCGCCTCGCCATCTCCGGAAAGGTCTCCAGGACGGCGGTCATTTCCGATGTGCAGGCAGCCATTATTGAGGCTTTGACAGAGAATTACGGGAAGGATTCCACAGATCGGCTGTCTGAAGTGCTCGTGAAGGATTTTTACAGGATCATCAATGCAACTGGGTATTTTGCGGCGTCCGGCGCTTATTTCGAGGTCTCTCATACCGGAACGATTGAGCCGACAGACCTGAATGAAATGGTTCACATCGACATGGATGCGACCACAATCACGCTGAGCTACCTATGATTGACTGGCTGAAGAAAAGACTATCGCCCGTAAAAAAGGATTCCTCCCGCTGGAAAGAGTTGGCCGAGGCCATTCAGGAATTTTGGGCGGAGAACTTTGATCCGGACTATGACGTCCTCGCCGGCCTGCGTTCCATCTATACGGCGGATGCAACGAATCAGCGACGAATCGTTGTGGAGATGGGGCACTATTTCGAGGATGGGATCTCAGACGAAAACATCCCGGTAAGCGTCGCTATGCGCAAGATGGAGCTGCACCAAAAGGAAACGAACGTTCCCTTGGTGCGCTCCATGTCTCGCATAGGGTTTGTGGCTGAATGGGCTCCGCTGTATGCCCCCAGGGGGGAGATCTATGGGGCGGCCTTCTACACCGAAGACGAGCTTGAAGCGGCGGGCCTCAATATCAACGCGGAAGTGATCCGCCTGGATGGTTCATGGCACATCGGGGAGGCTCCGGCCATTCACCTGACTTCCGATGGCGTCTATATGACGTCGCGGGCGAAGATGATCTTGGATCTGTCAAGCGGTCTGGCTCCGGAAATGATTGATGTGGCTCGCCGGCGAATCATGCAGATTAAGCCCCTACATATCGTGTTTGACGGGTTCAAATACCGTATCTGGCTTGAAATATTATCGGCTATTCCGACCCACGAAATGCACCTGCGGATGACCAAAGAGGTCAACCAGCACTATCCGTGGTGTACCCCGAAGCTCAACGGGCTCTGGAAGATCGGCACAAACGTCACGATCCCGCACCGACATTTGAACGGTACTTGGAAATTGAACGGCGGGGCGGACCTCGGGTCCTACCTGATATCCGGAACCGTTCATAAGCGGCTTCTCCAATGCACCATCACAAGTAGCATGGGGATGGAAAAGCATATCGAAAGACCGGACGCCTACTTCACGGCCCAGCTTGGCGAATCGCTCTTGAAACTCGACGGCCTGTGGCATGTCGGCATGAACCGGATCTTGACCCTGAGCGGCGAAAGGAAGCTCCGGAAGCGAATATCGATTGAGGGTGGGCCTTCCCTTGGGTTCGGATCTTCGGACGCATGGGCGATTCAATATCCGGCGTCTCCCCGTAAGCTCGGGAAACTGGCAACGTTGGTCGGATGGCGGCGGCTTGACGGAAGGTGGCAGGTAGGGGCGTCCGTCACAATGGGCGCCAACATCGACGGAACGTGGAAGATCCGGACGCTTGGCGTCCAGGTGGAGACGGAACGGAAAATCGTTTCAAACAACAGCTTCGGCATTTACAAGAGGTTGGGAGAAACAAAGCGATTGGACGGCCTATGGAAAGTCGGGGGATGCGGGCCGGAATGTGAGTTCGAGATGGAAATCAGAAAGGCGGCGTAAAGGAGAAGAGAGATGTCAGAAGCAACGACTACGAACAGTTTCAGGCAAAGGTTGGCACGGCACCATTACGACGGAACGGCCCTGCCTCAAGTGGCGCAAATGGCATTCGGGGACGGTGGCCATAACCCGGACGGCTCGCCAAAAACCCCGAACGCGGCACAGACGGCCCTCGTGCATGAAGTGCTCAGAAAGAACCTCAGCGCGATTGCCCAGGAAGATCTCTATTCCGTAACCGGGACGGGGCTCGTGGCCGAGGCGGAGCTTGTGGGCACGCATATTTCAGAGGCCGGTCTTTTGGATGCCTCCGGAAACCTTCTCGGGTTCCGGAACTTCGCGCCGAAGATCAAAGAGGCCGACGAAGAGTATGAAATCAAGATCAAACTGAAATTCTAATCCATAGGAAAGGAGGATAAAGAAATGGCATTACCACACGAAGCTATTACGCCTATTCCCAACAATGAGCCTGATGCCGTTCCGAGTCTCTGGAATGATCGTTATCTGGAAATTGACGAAAACTTTGGAAACCTGGACGGAAGAGCGGGGGATCTGGAAAGCGAGGTCCAGGGCGCAAGGGGCGGAGAAGCATCCCTTGATGCAAGACTGGATAAGGTCGATGAAAATATCGAGGGCCTTGACCCCGAATTCCAGAATAACCTGATTGCCGCCGTGCTTGCCGCGACTGATATGGCGGCCCTGGCAAACCGCGAACTGGATCGTTTCCGGCGTGTTCGGATACAAGAGGGAGAAACGACCATCTACAATCGCGGCATCATCGCGGGCTGCGTGATCACCCGGAAAGCGGCAAACGTCAGAATCCTGAGCCTGGCCCTTGGGGGCCTGTTCATTCATGGGAGGCCCTACAGCGTGGCAGCCGACACGGACGCCACGTCCGTCCCGCCGAACTCGGGCGGAAGCTCCGCGACCTGCTACATCTACCTCTACATTGACGAGAATGGCGCTGTCCAATGTCAATGCACGGCCCTGAATACGGCGGCGCCGGCGACGGGCCTGGTCATCTACACGATCACGGTGCCAGCGGGAAGCACGGGCGATAGCGACGCCTTCACGATCACGGACGCCCGGCGCGTATGTCCGGGATGGCCCAATGTGTTCGTGTCTCCCGTCTACGCCTCCATCGCTCTGGCCTATGTGTTGCCCGATGCGAATTATGCGGTACACCTGGACGTGGTGTCCTGCGAAGGCGGTCGGCAGCAGATCGGCGATCTCGAGGTGGCTGATCGGCTCACAAACGGATTCAAAATTTACCTGGGTGGCGCGGCGGATGCGGTTTGTATCCGCTACACCGTCCGGCGAATGATCTAAGGAAGGGGGCTCAAATGCAGCTTGAAATTTTGGGAAACGGGCCTTTGGCCGAGTACGAAGAAGACGGGACCGTCGTGAGGATCGGCGGTGAGGGCGGGGTTGAAATCGATTGCGCAGCGCTTCAGACGGATGGAGCCGTGACGGTCGATATTTGCCGGGACTCTTCCGGGAACCTCGTGCAGGGGGTTGGAGACGGGGTGTCCTATGTGGCTTCCCTCGTCATTCCCCCGCAGGAAAAGAGCGAACAGCCGAAGACCGAGGACGGAGAACCGGTCTTGGATGACAAGGGAAACCAGGTCTACGAGGTGGTTATCGCTCCGCTGAACATGGGGAAGGTCCGGTTGGTGCTCTGGCCTTTCGAGAACCCCGAACCGGTATCACAGGAACAACTGTAATATCAAACATTAAAGGAGGTTTTAAGAAATGCTGATTTTCAATAAAGATCCATTGCGGGCAGCGGTTGAGGCGGCAAGCGGCGGCAGGGTAACGGTGCTTTACGATGACAAGGGCTATCCCTCCTACATGGAAGTAGTCCCGAAATTCAACGTGGAGACCATCGACGCCGACCTCGGGACGGGCGTTCACCCGGCCTTCATTGTGAACGGCGTGGAGAAATCCGAGATCTTCATCGGTCAGTACAAAGCCAATGTGCTTGACGGTCGCGCCCTTTCCCTTCCGGGTTACGATCCGACAGCCTCAGTCAATTTCGATACGGCCAAGGGGTACTGCACAGCCAAGGGGACCGGCTGGCACATGCTGACCAACTGGGAGGCCGCAGCGCTTGCCCTCTGGTGCATCAAAAACGGGCAGCCTCGCGGGAATACCGATTACGGCAGGCATCATACCTCTACCCATGAGAGCGGTCGCCGGCAGGACGGCATTGCTCCCGGTACCGCCTCCGGCACAGCGCGGACCCTCAATGGGTCCGGTCCGGCCTCGTGGCGGCATGACGGAACCTTGGCCGGGGTGGACGGCCTGGTCGGCAATGTCTGGGAATGGGTTGACGGGATGAAGATCAGCAACGGCAATTTCTATTTCCCCGATGACAATTACTACGCCCAGGCCGAAGGGTCATGGAAGGACCAGGGCGTCATTATCGCCAACGACAGCGGGCTGAAACTCGGCGTAGCCGGAACGGACACCCTGCACACGGACGGAGGTCCGACGGCCTGGAAAACGGTAGCCCGCACGGCGGCATATTCGGCCCTGACCGATGCGATCAAAAACCGCTTCCAGCAGGCAATGCTTGACCCGGCATTTGACACCTCGAACCCGGTCGGCAGCATGTGGTGGAATTGCGATGGCGAGCGCATGCCGGTCCGGTTTGGGGACTGGGACAACGCCGGCAACGCGGGAGTGGCCGCGCTGCATCTCGACGGTGTACGCGGCTTCGTCAACACGGACTTTGGCTTCCGCCTCGCCTATATCAGTTGAGTGTAGTTTGTTAATCTGTCGGGGTGGGCGACAGCCCGCCCCTTAACCTGACCACAGACGAGATGTAAAAATGGCAAATCTGATTATTTATGAAAAGACTCTGGAAATGATCGAGTACGGCACCATCGCGCTCCGTCAATTCCCCCGGCACGAGAAATTTGTTTTGGCGGCCATGATCCGGCAACAAATGTATGAAGTCCTGACGCTGATCGTGGAAGCAAACAAGCGCCGCCAGCATCGGGAATCGGCGATGATGAAACTGGACATTGCCCATGAGACGCTACGGCATCTGGTGGACCTGTCCCATCGCCGGTTGAAGTATCTCGACTACAAAAAGTATAGTCTGTGGATGGAGCGGATAAACGAAGTAGGCAAATTGCTGGGTGGATGGATTCGTTCATCCCACGCTGGCAAAAAGGGGGCGCAGACTGCAAAACATGTTTAATGATTACCTGTTTAGCGCATGCCGATCCGGTTTGGAAACTGGAACAACGCCGGCAACGCGGGAGTGGCCGCGCTGAATCTCAACAATGTACGCGGCAACGTCAACACGAACATTGGCTTCCGCCTCGACTTTGATCATGCCAGAAGGCGCCTGCTTACGGGCAGAGGCCCAGTGCAATTTCATAGGGAGGCTGCGTCCCGCCCGAAAGGGCAAATAGCCCCAAAAGCCTCCATGTCTGAGTAGCAATGTCGAAAGGTCATGGAGGCACTTTAGAAAGAGGGGAAATGAAGCGCTATCATCATTTATATTCAAGAATCTGCGACATGGAAAATTTGGAAGCGGCCTATAAATATGTCCGCCTCGGGAAACGATACGATAAGGAGGTTCTGCGTTTCGGATACTATACCCTGGAAAATGTCATTCAGCTTCACAACGAGCTGACTTGGAAGACCTATCGAATCGGTCAGTATCGCGAGTTTATTATCAAGGATCCGAAAGAGCGCCTCATCCAATATTTACCCTTGCGCGACCGCATTGTTCAGCAAGCCCTTCACCAGGTGATTGAGCCAATCTTTGACATGGGCTTCATTGACGACTCCTATGCCTGTCGTAAGGGCAAGGGAACGCACAGAGCCATGTACCGCCTCCGCTATTTCCTGAATGCGGCGCAAGCGCGATGGCCGGGGAAAGAAATTTACTACCTCCATTGCGACATCCGCAAATACTTCCCGCATATTGACCACGACATTCTCTATAATCTCGTTTGCCGGAAGATCAAATGCCCCGACACGTTGAAGCTCGTAAGGGCCATTATCGACAGCAGCACGTCAGATCCGGGGCTTCCCATCGGCAGCCTTTTCAGCCAGCTTTCGGCTAACATCTATCTGAATGTATTGGACCAGTTCGTCAAACACGACCTCCACGAGCGTTACTATCTGCGCTACATGGATAATTTCATCGTGATACATCATGATAAAAAGCACTTGCAGGCGGTGAAAGAGGAATTCCGGGGCCTCCTCGCAAACCGGTTGCGCCTGGAACTGAACCCGAAAGGAACCATGATCAACAAGGCCGCAAGCGGCATTGAGTTTGTCGGCTACCGAGTCTATGCAGACCGGGTAAAGATCAAAAAGGCAAGCATCAAGAGGATGAAAAAGCGATTGAAGGTCATGCAGGCCATGTACCGGGAAGGCAGATCGACGTTGGCGGAAATTACCCAGCGGATTCGCTCATGGCTGGGACATTGCTGTCACGCGGACGCAAGAACAATAACCGAAATCGTCCTGTCAGGGGCGGTATTCACGAGGGGATAAGGAAGGAGGTTGACCATGATCAGCATTGATTTCGAGAGGTTTAATAAGGCGGGGCTCAAGCCGATCCTTGACAAATTCGAGAAGGCGAGCTTGCCGGTTGCCGGTGTGGAAGCTGACAACAAAGCAAAGAGAGATTCCGGGTATTTGGTAAAGGCCGCCACGGTAAATTTTGAGAGCGGGCAAAAGCTGCTCCTGAAAGCCAAGGCGGGCGGTTCTATCTATCAGGTACGGCTAAACAACAAAGTGCTGGCAATAAAGAATTATGCCGATCTTGACAAGGCTATTGTCGAGGTCATTGGTTATGTGAAGGAAAACGAGAAAAACTATCAGAAGCAGAGGGAAAAGCAGTTGGCCCGCACGAAAGTAATTGTCCCGAAAATTAAGGCGGCCAACTCCTCCGTTGCCGAACAGATAACCCAGCTTCAAACAACGATCAACGAAACCACAGCGGCGAATCAGGAGCTTGATACGCAGATCAACGATGTCGTTCTGGCGAGGTCAACCAGAGCGACGGAAGCCTCCGTGCTGGAAAGCGATCTTGACAATCTGGTTGCGGCGGGCAACGCCCTCCAAACCGAGTACAACGCATTGAAGGAGGGCATAGCATCATGAATAACCCCATGACGGAAGGAAAGAGAATCAAGACGGGATATGATTATTATGCCGCAGGATTCAGCGGGCCGCAGCTTGCGGAGGCGTATTATCTGCTTATCGCCAGCAAGCAGCAAGAGGCGTTGCTCCTTGAATCCGCAACGCTGGACGAAATCGAGGAGGCATATAACCCCGGCGAGCCGTTTGAGGAATGGGAAGAAAACATCGGACGCCTGAACACCGAAGAGGGCTCCATATTCGAGGCGGTAAGAGTGAGAAAATTCGCCCGCACGGAAAAGACGATGGCGGCCCTCGTGCGCGTCCTCAATAACCACCTCAAAGACAAAAACATCACGGCCCAGACGCCGATAATAAACAAGCCCCGCAAGTCCGGCCTATTTGCCACCGTAGCGGTGCAGATACCCATGAGCGACGGCCAGGTGGTGAGCATCATCTTCCATAGTCCGGACAACAACAAAATGAAGATCACGGCGGAAGACGAAATCATAGCTTTCCGCTGGCTCCTGAACAAGAGAGATATTACTCACGTTGTCTCCCCGGAAAACGAGGCGGAGGTAAGCCTGCAAGAAGTGGGGAAACGGACCGCCCAGCTTGTGGAAAAGAACAGCGTACGCTACCAAGCCAAACAGAAGGACTTGGTAGAGCAACGGAAACAGATGGAAGACCTGAAGGCCCAGGCCGATGAAATAGTCAAGCAGCACGACGAAAAGATGTACCAACTGAAAGAAACCGAAGATGCGAGTGAGGCATTGGAGGCGAAAATTGCCAATCTGAAAGACCGGATTGAGAAGCAGAAGGCATTCAATGAGGATTTGCAAGCTAAAATTGACGCATTGAAGGCACAGCAGGCCGGGAACGACGGCAAATCCAAGGTCGGCGATACGCCGAAGACCGAAGCAGAGATGAAGGCCGAACAAGAGCGGGCGGCGTTTCAGAAGGGGGCAGAGGAGTTTAATGCCGAATTGACCGGCAGGGGATTTAAAGAGACAGGGAGCAAGGAATGGCCGGACTACGAGCTTGCGATAGGAGGGAATGCGATAACGATAAAGGCCGGATGGGGGGCCAAAGAAAACCCTGCGCTCTATTTTTTAATAAACGGCCAAGAGGAAGGGAAAACAGAGTTTACCGTCAAGACATACGCGAACGGGCATAAAAAGGCCCTTGCCTGGATAGACAAGAAGATTGCTGAAATAAAAAAAGAAGAAGAAAAGCAGGCGAAGGCCAAACAGGAGGAGGAAGCCGCCAAGATGCTGAAAGAGCGAGAGGAACGCGACAAACAAGTGGACGAAGCAAACCGCCTTGTCGCAGTTGGGCAAGCAGCCGTTCCCGGCATCCGCTTGCAGGATGCAGAAACGGCGGGGAAGCTTTCGGAAATGAAGGGTCGCGGCGAACTCTCCCAGGAAGACTGGGATAAATATGTTGCAGACCTAAAGGCATCAAACAAGATTGTCTCCAAGAAGGAGGAGAATAGCGCAAGCGACAAAGATACGCCCGCCGAACCCGCCGCCGTGGCAATCCTCAATGACATTCTGTCTGGAAAGTATGACGACGATTCCGCGAAGCTGGGCGACATGCTGGATCAAGCCTTTGACGACCTGGAAAAGGACGGGAAGGCCGCCGAATACGACGGATTGCTGAACAAGGCGGCGGATTACTTGACGGAAATTCTCAAGAGGGAGGCGGCTTGATTATGGCACTTTCATTCTCAGAAAAACGATCTCTGCAGAAGGTCATTGCAACGAACCTTGCCAGCCTCCAGAGCGGCACCCTGTCCTTCCAGGACAAGAGGCGCTTCCAGAAAGAAATTCAGGACGCCTTTGCCAAGCTGAAGGCGGTTGTCGATCTGAAACCGGAGGTGCAGAACCAGAAGCTTGCCGATCTGATTGCCGGAAAGTACAACAATGAGCCTCCCGAGGGGTTCCTGAAGATCCTGAAAGAGATCATTGAGGAAATCAACGACATCGAACCGGTGAAGCCGCCCACGATCACCTATATCGAGGAGAACAAGGATAAGGTCAACGCAATTATGGAAAGCGTCATGGGGGAGGTCTTCGGAAAGCTGTGGGACAAATGGGAATCAGCGGCATCCTGACAGAAAGCGCGGCGTTTGATTGGCGGTCCGCAATTGGGAGCGCAGCCAGCTACGACGATATTGAATCAACATTCCGCCGGATATTTCTTATTGCCGGCGGACGGGCGACCCAGGCGCAAAAAGACGAATACAAGGAGAAGGGTACGAAGGCCAAAGCCTTCAAGAACTGGTTTGGGGACTGGGAAGCCGCGACAAAGCAACATTTGATTCGGGAAACCGCACCAACAGAAATACAAGGCGATGAGTTCTTCAAGTTTGCGGACGGACCTGTCAATAACATGGCTGAAGCAAGGGCGAAGGCCCTCAATTACGCAAGAGAAAACGGCATTATCTGCGAAGATGCACATAACAAATATGACACAGAAGGCCATAAGATCATCATTGCGGCAAAAGGCATAAAGAACGCGCTGGGGCATGGCAGCGGGAAGGCGAAGATTCAGATCGTAGCAGGACTAAAAGGCATCATAGAAAATGCGGTGCCCATAGATACTCATCCAAACGATAAGAACCCGACACTTACAGATCACATCTACGCCGGGCAAGCCAATATCGGCGGTGAAAAGTATGTGGTGGGGATCGTTACGCACGAGGATAAGAATGGGGACCGTTTTTATGATCACGAACTGACCACAATAGAAAAGCTCGACGGTATTCCAACAAAGGCCGGGGCCGCACCGAAATCCGGCGTTGGGCGTCCCTCACGTCGAGCTTCGGTTATAGATTACATCAATGACGTATTCAATGTCAAGTCCAAAAATATATCCAAGGTCGTCAAGATTGACGGCAGTCCGCAGGATAGCTACAAAATCAATCCGATAATGGTCTATCACGGGACATCAATCGCCGGATTCGACCGCTTTGATACTGGCAAGCAAGACGCCCGTTCTCTTTTTGGACCGGGATTTTATTTTACGGAAGACAAGGATATTGCCGATTCATATCAAGCAAAAGGACAGGTCCGCGAGCTTGATCGGCCTGTTGACCATAAGCTATACTCAAAAATTAGCAGATGGAGAACAACGAAGGAATTTAGCCGTTTGTGGCAGGAAGACATCGGCATTAGGGGCGAGCTTAACCAACTGCTGAATGCCTGGAATATTTGCCAGAATTCGGGAGATTATCGCGCCTTGGACGTATTTCTTGCATCTGATGAAGCAGCCCTTTCCCGTAATAAATTCAAGATAAATCGCAAGGTTGTTTCTCAAGGTGAAACCAAAGCCTGCTTTCTGAACATCAAGAATCCCTTCAATATTGACCCGGACCCGGAAAGAGACGATGCGCCTGAATTGGACACGAAAGAGACGGACCGGCTTGTCGAGATTGCCAGGGAAATGGGTTTTGATGGAGACCTCCCCAACAATGACCGGCCAGGGCATGTGTATGACACGCTTTGCAACTTCTCAAAAGTAGTGCCCGGCTACACGCCGGGCGGGGCAGACGCCAGTTATCGGAGATCCATGAGAAAGGAAGAAGTAACCGAGGTTTTGCGCCGGGCCGGATATGACGGCATTACTCACATCGGCGGCGTTACGGTAGGCAATAAGGAGCATCGCGTGTGGATAGCATTTGAACCGAACCAGATCAAATCCATAGACAACGAAGGCGGATTTACGGAAAGCGACAATATCTACGAATCGGCAGATGATAGCAAAAACGAGACGCCTGCGCCGTCCGCCGCTGCAATAAGAACCCCGGTAACAGTCGAAGAAAACATCCAGCGTGGCAAAGACGCCATGAAGCGGGTTATTGCCCAGCACGTCAACGAGCCAAAGGCAATGTACAGGAAAGACCTTGGGTGGATCGCGTTTTACTGGGGGAAGGAAGGGCAGACGCCGCCAGAATTCACAAACGACAAGGAAATGCTAAAATGGTGGCAAGGTCTCAAAAACAAATATGGTCTATTCAATGGCGGATATGGCGTTTCTCATATCATTGCTAAACGCGATTGGGAAGGCAAATACATAAAGGAGTTTTCGGGGCAGTCGGGCAAAGATGTTGCCTTGAGGCTTGTTTCGGCAATTGCAAAAGGGCGGATAGCTGCAACTCCAAAGCAGCGCGTGACCATACGATTCGGCCTATTAGACGCTCTGTTGGACAGAAAGTATTTTGATAAAGAAGAAGTGTGGTTAGTATCTGGATTAGAGATTGCTGGCGAGTATAAATTGATTTACGAGTCTGCCGGTGAATCGAGCCTTAAGGTTACAGCACCGACCTACGCACACCAAAACTTCGATTATCGTAATGGCGTGGGAGCGAGCAAACCCGCGAATCATCTTTGGGAAAGGGCGCAGTCCTCTCAAATCCTTTCGGATTCCCTTAGCGCAGTCTCAGACCAAAGCAGTTCATTTGCTATAAATTTAACCCCGTCCGATAAAAATGTCAAGTCCATTCTCGAATCATCAAGAATATCTGAAAAGGATGTTGCGAATGCAGCCACGTCCCTTGGCATGGAAGTCTTCTTTGACAAAAAAGCTTTCGGATACGATAGGGTACGCATACTGGACAAGGGGAAGAGTATAGGATTTGAAGACAATAAGGCCGCCTTTGAATACCTACTAAGGAAAATTACGGACACGTTAAAGCACCAGAGCAAAGCCGCCATATTCGAGCGCGGCCCCATTCCGGTCGTAACGGACCATCGCGCCGCTATTCAGGCGGCTAAATCCTTTGATGATATTGAAAACGTGTTTGCTGGCGTATTTGGCCCCGTTGTGGTCAGAAAGTTTATATCCAGGGAAATATCCGAACTGGAAAAACGAATCAGGGAAATGCAGATAAAGTTAGCGAGGACAACAGGGGAAGAGGAAGCCTCCGCCGGGGTCGTCAAGGGAGAAAAGACAACTGCCTTCCTCAACGATAATTCACCCATAGACCTTCAATATGCCGTGGTCGAGGCAAAACGCCTTGTGACTTCCCATACTGACGAAATGTCCCTAAATCAGGAATTTTCTCAGGATTTGCAGCCTCGCGACCGCGGTCGCGAGGGAATGAAGCTGCAAGTGGACCAGATGGCTGAAAAGCTGAACCCCGAACGGCTGGGGGAATCTACGAGCGTTTCCACCGGCGCCCCGATCATCGGACAGGACCTTACCGTCGAATCCGGGAATGGCCGGACTATCGCCATACGAAAGGCATACGCGGCAGGCGCGAAAGGGCAGGAATACAAGCAATGGCTAATTGATCATGCCGGTGATTACGGCATTCCGGCAATCGCCGTCGAAGAGATGGAAGCGCCGGCATTGGTAAGAATCCGCCTCACAAAAATAGATCGTGCAGAATTCGCACGGAAGGCAAACGAAGACGAAATCGCGCAAATGGCGCCGTCGGAGTTGGCAAGGGCGGACGCCGCAAAGCTTACCGATGATGATATTTCCCTCTTTCAACCATCGGAAGACGGGAATATCGCCGCTGCCTCGAACCGTCCCTTTATCGCCCGGTTTTTTGAGCGCATGGGGCAAAATGCGGCTACCGGCTACATGACGAAAGACGGCAGTTACACGAAGCAGTTGATAGACCGTGTGCAGGCCGCCATTTTCCAGAAAGCATACCAGGACGATAACCTCCTCGCCCTGATGTCCGAGGAAGCGGACCCGAAAATAAAGAACATCCTGGGTGCGATGACCATCGCCGCTGGCGAGTTCTCAAGGGCGAAGGCGATTGACAAGGACCTTATGGGCATAGACATTCCGCGCCATGTCATTGAGGCCGCGAAACTTATCAAGAAGTCTCGGGAAGACAACCAGGCCATCGAAGAGGTCCTTGCTCAGGGGGGGCTCTTTGAAGACATCTCTGAGGATACGAAGCAAATCACCCTGTTCATCGACAAGAATATTCGTAGCGCCCGGCGCATGGGGGAGGTCTTCAAGGAATCGGCCCGGCTGCTTCGCAAGATCATGATCGACGAAAAGGAGCCCAAACTTCTTGACGCCGGCGAACCTCTCCCCTCGGCGGCCCAGATTGTAGCCAGGGCCATAGAGAAGGAAAAAGAGGGACGGGAAGGAGCGAGTCTTTTTGAGGCGGCAGATGTTGAAGGCAGTCGATTCATAGACTTGGCAATATCAGACAAGAGCAATGCGGGACGCTACTCACTAAGTAGAGTGACGCCCGATGAAGCAGCAAGGATTAAAAAACTTATTGGTATTGACGTAATAGGCTATCGCCATGAGATAAACTCAAACGATTTACGCCATTCGTTAAAGGCGCACGGGAACAAAGAGAAAGAAGCAAGGCGAAACCCTCCGCAAATTGCAATAACAGTCAACGATCTAAAAATGATTCCTAAAATAATTCAGGATTATGATGATATTCTCAAAGGAAGCACGGAGGGCGGAAGAAAATCAATTATTTACAAGAAAAAAGTCAATGGGTTCATATACTATGCGGAAGTCGTTCTTAAAAACAAGGGGATTTTAAGTGGGAAAACTATGTGGAAAAGGCCATCTGGCAGTGCCGATGCTTCATCTCTGACCCCCGGCAATACGCCCATAAGCGCCACCAGCCACGGCCTGAAAGTAAGCATAGGCGAAATTGAGAAACCTGTCAAGCCCATTCTCGAAAACGCCACGCGAAACCAAGACAATTTCATTGAAGACAAAGCCGGTCTTGTGAATTTTCCGGCGGGCACGGTTGCCAGAGACAACCAAAGCGACGAAACATTTGTGATAGACGGGGGCGTTCTTGCAGAACGTGAAAGTGCGGCGGCCTACCGTATTCGAGGGCTGACACAAGGCCCGAAATCCTATGATTCACATTGGATTTATCGACGCGACAACAAGGAATTGTTCGAGAAAATGGCAAAAGCCGAAGATCCGTTTGATTGGAAAGGCGCTATTGGTGCGGCGACCTCCTACGAGGACATTGAGGCGGTATTCAAAAAGCTGTTCCCTTTTACGTCAGGAATATCGGCCAAGAAGACAGTTGCGCCGCCCATCGAAGAGCTACTAAAAAAGCCCGATGTTGATGTAACCGTTCTTGTGGGCAACGAACTTTCAAACAAAAAGAATATATCGGCAATTAGAGAAGCGGCGCGTGCCCATATAAAAACCCTTCAGGGGAAGCCGCTAAGAAACAATGATACCGAATGGGATCTTGTTATTGCAAAAAAAGACAGAGAAAAGCTTGTTGACGATTATGATCGCACAGAAAACGAATTGCAGGCGTTGGTAGGCATTGAAGAAATAGCAAGCAAGGCTATCCTTGCGGAAACACATCCTGATGTCAAAAACAATCCATTTGTCTTGGCAATTCACAGAATGTATTCGCCTGTGATGATCGGAGAAAAGTTATTTCGGGCAAAGCTAACGGTTAAAGAATACGAGTCGGGAAGGAACAATCTCCATGCTATCGAAACGATAGAAATAGAAAACCCCGCCGCATATCCGTCCAACCTGGCGGGGAATATCCCACCCCGGTCGGCCCAACCAGCAGGGTTCAAAGTCAGTATAGCTACTCTTTTGAAAAATGCAAGGAAAAATGACGGGACATTGTTCATCCCTGGGGCAGACAACGACGAAAACAATGATAGCGCCAGACTAACCAGTCCTGATTTCAGAGGGTGGCGCTATGTGCGCATTAAGGGAACGAGTGGCGGGAAAATCTTCCCCGTCCAAATAGGAGGCGAGTTTTCCCCGGAGGAAACGGCAACTCTCGTAAAATGGATCAAATACAGCGGCATGACTGTTGGAGCGTTTGGCAAAAGAAGCATTGAGGTCTATTCTGTGCCGGAAGACTTGAACCTTTATGGTGCGGCAGGGCGAAGGGAAGAAGAAAAAAAACAACGGCAAGAAGAAGATAGAATACGAAGAGAGAATAGGCAAAAAGATTCGGAGTCCCGTGCTTATAAACGGGAGTCGTCGGAATGGATATTGGATCATTTTTTTGGCGTACTTAATAATTACAACATGGGCGCCCTTGCCGATTTTCTGGAAGGAAAAACCAGGAAATATAAGGGGATAGTAAATCATAAATGGATAGAGCCGCTAACGGAACTGGGCGCGATCAAAGTAGAAGGGGAAGACAAAATGCCCGATTGGGATAAAATAAAGGCTGAGTACAAACTCTACAAAAAGGAGGCAAATAGATGATTCTTGAACGAGCATTGCCAGACTGGAAAACAAAGATTCAAGCCGCAAACAGCTATCTTGAAATAGCCGCATTGTTCAAGACGTTGTTCGACCTGAAAGCCGTTCCCGGACAGGAGCCGCCGAAAGACCCGAACGACTATAAAGACGAAAATTCAGACTACGGGCTGAAAGCAAAAGGGATAAAGGCCCGCGAACGTCTGAACGAGCAGGCCCGCGAAATCATCAACCGTGTGAAGGACCCCGGAGACCTGACCGCCAAAGACCGGGAAGTCCTGAAACAATATTCCGGGCGCGGCGGCCTTACCGAAAATTCCCAGTTCGAGTATTACACGCCCACCCATGTAGCCGAAGGGCTATGGGATGGCATGATGGCAAACGGCTTCCAGAACGGCAACGTTCTTGACCCCTGCACAGGCGCGGGCGTCTTTTCCGCCACGAAGCCGAAAGGCGCAATCGTTACCGGGACGGACATTGATCCTGTCGGATCTAAGGTTGCACAGCTTCTCAACCCCGGCGACCTGATCAAAAACCAGTCCTTTGAGAAGACCGTCACGGAAACACCCGACAACACCTTTGACGCCGTAGTCGGAAATGTCCCGTTTGGAAGCGCGAGAGGCGCAAGCGCCCATGACGATCCCGACTATAAGGACGAAAAGAGGATCGAACGCTATTTCATCCTTCGCGCCCTGGACAAGGTGAAGCCCGGCGGCCTGTGCTGCCTGGTCGTGCCTATCAATATTGTCGGCGCAAAAGGCGGGCAATGGGAGAAGTTCAGGATTGCTTGCAGTAAAAAGGCGGAATTCCTCGGCGCCCACAAACTGCCTTCCAAGACATTCGGCGCTCAAGGAACCGACACAGTTGTTGACATCGTTGTTTTCAAGAAGCATCCCGAAGAGGTCCTAAAGAGAGTTGATGAAATCCCCTACGAAACCATGAAGACCGCGAAAATGGTCTGGGGTGAATTTATATCCGGGCAATACTGGATAGGCGAAGGGCGCCGTTTCATCATGGGGAAGTGGGTACCGAAAGTCGAGGGAGACCGATGGAGCCGGGAAGTAGTGGACGGCGACATTGACAATGCCGGATTGAAGGCCCGCCTCGCCCAGAGGTTTGATTCCCGGATTGACTGGGACCTCCTGGAGGCGGCGGAGCCCATTGTCAGGAACTACGCCGAGGGAGACCGGAAGATTATCAACGGTATTGAATACGAGATGAGCGCCGGAGAATGGACGCGAGTAGCCAAGATTGACGACACCTCCATGCAGATAGACAAGGGGAAGTATGGCGCGGCCTCCCTTGATGAATTGAAGGCCGCCCTCTCCTCTCCCAAGGGCGGGATGGTCCTGTCGGCAAAACAGGCATGGGCGGTATTCAAGACGTTCCCGGAATTGCTGACGCCTTTGCAGAAAGCCGCTATCGAGTTCGCCATGTCGCAGCCCAAGGAGGAGTACCAGGAACAGCTTTATCGCGGCTCGCTTATCGGCGGCATGATCGGACGCTATCAAAATGCCGTGAACGACGGGACCGCCGAAGACGCCGACCGCCTGGAATTGCAGGAGATCATCACCCGCGAAATCAATACGTACGGGCACCCCAAGAACAACAAGGGCCTGATCATTACCGGCGAATCGTCAAAGATGTTCGGCATGTTCCGTAACGCCGTGGACGAAAAGGGGCAGTTCTCAGACCTCCTTGCGGGCACCATGGGCGGGTCCGGGCGCACCCTGGAATTCGATGCAACCAATACGCAGGCCATAGTTGAACATCTTTATATCCGCGAAGGCATTCAGCAAATCGAACTGGAAGATGTGCAAAAGCTCTATGCCGGAAAGCGCGAGATTAAATCTCTCGGCGATCTTGCCGAAGATGACGGCATTGCCGTAACCCCGGACGGCATGATTGAGCCCATGAGCCGCTACACCGCCGGCGATATTTATCCCAAAATGCAGGCCATGAAAGACGCCATGGCCGTAGAGACCGACGAGCGGATCAAGAACAAATACATGAAGCAGATCGACGCCATAATGAATCGACGGAAAACCACAAAGCCAGAGGACATTTCCTTTGACACGCGGCAAAAGTGGTTTTCGAGAAAGTACGTCGTCGATTTTCTGAGGGAGAACGGCTACCCCTACCTGAAATACGGAAAGTATGAGGAGATTGAGCGCGAAGACCCTCTAAGCGGGAAGATCACTAAAACAAACCAGTTTGTCGAGGATTACGAAAACCCCTTCGGAAGCTTTTACGGGATTGACGAAAGCAAGGGCGGCTTCCCGAAGCAATTTTTGTCCTACCTCAACGGGGGCAATGTTACCTCTTCCGGCGAAGATGCTCAGGAGCGAATCAAGCAGTACAAGGACAAATGCCGAATTATCGAGGAACAGTTCAACGCCTGGATGCAGCAGCATACCGACATGGACGAGATAGCAGAGCGTTTCAACATGAAATTCAACGGGTTCACGCCTTACGACTATGAAGAAACTCCCCTGGGCCTGAAAGACGCCTCTCCCCAGGTCAAGCTGCACGGTTATCAGAATTCCGCCATTCGCCGTCTTTCCGAAGAAGGCCGGGGCATACTGGCACATAACGTCGGTTTAGGAAAAACCTTTGGCGCCCTTGGCCTGTACGCCTACAACAAGCAGATGGGCCGTTCCAAGAAGACCTGTATCGTGGTTCCTAAATCGGTGCTGGGAAACTGGTATCACGAGTCCAAGAAATTCCTCGGCAACCATAACGATTGTCTGTTTGTCGGGTTCGAGCCAAAGCTGAACAAGGACGGTTCTATTGTCCAGGAAGCGGTAAAAGATGAAAAGGGCAACCCAAAGATCAATAAATTTACCGGGCAGCCTGAATATCAGGACGTGCTGGTCGAGCGCAACGGAAAGGAAGACACATGGGAGGCCATGTGGAAGATTCCCCAGGGAAGCCACTCCCTGGTAGTCATGACCAAGGAAAAGTTCGCCGCCATCCCCATGAAGCCGGACACCAAAAAAGCTTATGCCGACAAGATGGTGCAAAAGGCGTTAATCAGCGACAAGATGCACAAGGAGTATGCGGCGGCGGCATTGGCGGCAAGTGGCGGCGCGGTAGGGGAGGGCGAAGGCGAAAGATCAAAAAAGGTTTCTTACGATGACGACGTAAAGAAAGCCCGCCTGGAACAACAATATTCCGATGAAGGGACGCGCAAGAAAGGCGAGTTGCCGTACTTCGAGGATATGGGCTTTACGGACGTAATAACAGACGAATGCCATCTTTACAAAAACAATCTACTGGGAGGGGAGCATTACCAAAACGTGGCATATTTGCCGACGGCGACCACGACGGCCAAGATTGCCCTTGATATGACCATGAAAATGTCCCATCTTCGGGATGCCAACGGCGGACGCGGGGTCTATATGCTTTCGGCCACGCCGGTAACAAACAGCCCCTTCGAGATATTCAATATGCTGTCCTATGTGTGTCCGGTTGAGGAATTCGAGCGGTACGGCATTTACACGCCCGATGATTTTATCCGCACCTTCGGGGAGATAGCGAATGTTGACAAGCTGACCGTAGCCGACGAGATCAAGACGCGGGACGGCCTGGTCGGGTTCAAGCAACTGGACGGCTTACGCAACATGTTCCACAAATACGTCAACATGAAATCGGCCTCCGACTTCCCGGACCAGATCAAACTGCCGCCCTTTGAGGAATCTACCCTGGACGTAGAGATGACTGCGGATCAAAAGAAGATTTACGGGAATTTACGGGGATTGGCGCAGGAAGTAGCCAAAAAGCGCAGTAGCGGCAAGATACTTGCCATTATTCGGGATATGGACCGGGTAACGACGGACATGGACCTTTACAACCATACCATGACCTTCATCTTTCGCAATGCCGACAAGGAAAAGGCGGATGCCTTGATAGACAGTCTTCCCAAAAGCATCAAGGCAAGGCGGATGCTCAGTAGCGATGAAATTGACGAAATGGGCCTTGACCCTGAATCCGTGCGAAGGAAAGCGCAGGAAGTGACCGTAGAGTTGAAGGTTCAGAAGCGCAAGGAAAGCGGCAATTATATTGTGGTCGTTCCCGAAGAGTACGAAAACATGATTGTGGATAAATGCCCGGACCACGGTATCGAACAGAAAAACATCTCCCACCCGCTGATGCCGAAATATGCCAGACTGGTCGAAAATCTGCGTACCGATTTGGAGGCGGACGGCAAGCAGTTGATCTTTACCGAGGAAAAGTCACAGCATAAAAAGATATTGAGGATCATTGTCCATCACATACCAACGATTGAAAAGCTGATCGGCATTATAAACGCCGAAGAAGCAGACGGGCCGGAACTGCAAAAGATTTCCGATTCCTACAATTCGGGAAACCTAAAATTCGTGATCTGCAACAAAAAAGCGGAGGTGGGCGTCAATCTGCAAAAAGGGACAACGGCAATTCACCATCTTACCCTCCCCTGGACGCCGGCAAGCATTCAACAGCGCAACGGGCGCGGCGTCCGTCAGGGGAATGAAGCCAAGATGATTCATATCTATTATTATTGTGGAAAGGGCTCCTTTGATGCGTACCGCCTGGACGTACTCAAGGCAAAGTCGAACTGGATGCAGGACTTGTTTAGCGGTTCTTCCACAACGGCGGAAAACGCCAACGCTGTAAGCTCAGAGGAAATGCTTGACATGCTCGAAGCCGATCCCGAGGCCGCCAAAAAACGCCGCATGGAACGGCTGGCGGCAAAGCAGGCGGAAGAGGCGGAAAAGGAGAAAAAGCGCCTTGCCAACGAGTTACAGAAGCTTGCTCAGGCGTCGGCGAACCTTGCCGGCCTGGACGCCGGGAAAGAGGCGGAGCAGGCCAGACTAACAAAAAGAGTCCCCGAGTTGGAAGAAGAGATCAAGCGACTTCAGGAGCGGGGATTAAAGGCCGAAGGCGATGAGCGGGCGCGACTTGGCAGCGAGATCATTCGCAAGCAGACCACCTTGAAAAACTCAAAGGATGCGCTGAAAAATCTTGATCAAACGTACGAAGACCGGCGCGTCAAGTTGACTGCCACGGTGAAACAGACGGCGGGGCTCTTGAAGCAGAAGGCGAAAAAAGGTCAGTTGCCTTTTGACGAAAAATTGATCGACAAGCCGGAAGCGGTATGCGTGACCTTCGGCGGGGCGGTAATAGCCGTAGGCGATTGCTACGAGTATAAGGGCGATGACAGCGGCAGCCGTTCATCTTTGGTGCGGATAACCGACGTGAACCCCGGAATGCGCCTCTTTAAATATGAAGACATTGCCGGCTACGGCTTCCCGATGCGCGACTTGGAGCGGGCGCCGGGCAACGACCATTGGGGATGGTTCACCGTCGAAAGCCTGGCAAAGATTTTAAAAGACGGGCTGACCAAGGTTTCTTATTCCGAAAAGGAACTGGCCCTCAAAAAGGCATTGGCGGAAGAGCATGACTACGAAGACCTGATAAGCGGGAAGATAAGCAAGGAAATCTTCGTTGAACACCGCAATGAGATTAGGTGGGCATATTACGGCGCATATCCATTTCTTGTCAGGAAGCAGGACGGAAAATTGGATGTGTCGATAGGAAGAGATCTTGAAAAGTATGGCGGGACCGCCGCGATTGTCTATCCAGAACCGGCAAACGAGGACTTCAAGAAGGAGGTTTGCGAGGCGTACCTTGCTGCGGCAAGAGACGTGGTAGGGGACCCGCACAATTGGGCACCAGCCATGAAGATCCTTTTCGGAAACGGATGGCGCGAAATTGCACAGGAATACGGTCAGAAGGCGACTGAAAAAGAAATTATCGAGGTTTGCGCGAAAGCATGGGAAGCATCTGTTATCGGCGGACATGTCCACAGTGAATTCGGTTCCGTGGATAAGATGATCGACCAAGTGGCCCGCCTGACAACCTTTGCCTACCTCCGACGCGCCGTTGCGAATGCGAACGAGACGGCCCAGGGGCAAGCGCAAACACTGGGCGACAACCAATATGAAATACGCAGCATCGTCGGCAATTACTTTACCGGCCTTGAGTCAACATTAATGGAAAAGGTGGTTGCCCGCAGAACAGAGCAGGAAAAAGAGGCGGAGGAGGATTTAAAGGCCGATCCCCGCTACAAGGCAATCCCGGAGGAGGTCAAGGAAGCGTTTGCAAAGATGGGAATTGCAGTGAAAACGAACAAAACGAGCATGACCTTGCCGGGATTCAAGGGAAGGCGGGGAGCGGTTATTGAACCTTTTGCAAAGTGGTTCTTTCAGGATAGCGCCGGCAAGGGCGGCACCCTGTATAGGGCCAGAGATATATTGAAAGCGCGGTATGGGGCTCAATTCTTCTCGGATGCGGGGGAAACGTTTCGAGGGGCATGGTGGCATGTGTCTTCAACAAACGACTTGAAGGCGATATATGAGTTATTAGCATAGACAAGGAGGACAAAAATGCTGAGAAAAACAGTAAAATTCGAGAATTACAGTACCAGTGAACTGCATTACATCGGTTACGGCATGAACTTCAAGGTTCCGGGCGAGACCATCGGGGATGCAGGCTTAAATGTGCATCTGCCCCTGGAACACGCAACGGCGATCAAGGCGGCGGTGCTGGCGAAACGCCCGGCCATGAAGATGACCGACGTAACAACCTTTGAGGACGGCATATATCCTGATTATATGCCCTTCCAGAAGGATAATTACGCCGGGACCGCGACGCCGGGCGTCAGTGACGATGAAACCGATGGCTATTCCGTGGGGTCTGTATGGGTCAATACCACTGCTACGCCTCATGAGGTTTACCGTTGTGTTGACCCCACCGAAGGGGCGGCGGTCTGGCTTAATACCTCTCTGGAAATCAGCGAGATACATGTCCAGGGCACCGATCAGGGTCTTGACACGGGCGGGGATAACGCGGTTACGGCGGCACAGGTCAAGGGCGCCGTGACTAATTCCCATGCGCCCGGCTCCGACAATCAGGACCTTTCCGGCCTGGCTACAAAGGTTCCGGTTGATCCGGTCCCGACGGGCAAGGCGGCGGTATTCGACGAAACCGGCGACGTTGCCGTAGCAACTCCGGGGGTTCACATTGCCGATGCAACGGCGGTATCCGGAACGGCCACAAACGGCGGCTACGGGTTTGTGTCGTCCGAGGAAATGGGCACCTTCATTACCAATGTGAACGGGATCAAGGACGCCGTGAATACGATCCTGGCCCGGCTGGAAGGGTTCGGCTTCATTACTCCCGGCGAATAAATATTGCTGCAATTTGATTACTTGTGAATATGTGGCCGCCGTGGTCCATGAGAAGGCGGCGGCCATATTTTTACCCGCACTTATAACGAAATGAACACACGATACAGGAGGCGACATGCTTGTTACAAACCTAAAGCTGGAAAATTTCAGTTGCGGCGCCGTTCATTACATCGGGACCCGCTTTGAAATCGAGATCCCCGGCAATTCCATTGGCGACGATGCTGTTTTGACAAATATTCCGAGCGCCGTGCTGGCGGCGAACATGGCGGCGCTGGCAACGAAAGCGCCCTACGTGGCCGTAACGACCCTTGACGAAGAAGAAAACGGCATTCCGTGGCCGCCTATTCCTGAATACATGCCCTACCGGAAAAACAATTTTGCCGGGACCGTGGCGCCGGACGCTGATGACGATGAAACGCAGGGCTATTCTTTGGGCTCCATTTGGGCCAACATCTCCGCAACTCCCCATGAATTCTATCGGTGCGCCGATGCAACGGAAGGGGCGGCGGTATGGTTGAATACCACCCTTGAGGTAGGCGAACTGGGAACGGCGGCATTGTCCGACGTTGAGGATTTTGAACCGGCGGGCGCAGCGCAATCGGCGGTTGACGGGCACAAGGACGACACAACAGGAGTTCACGGCGCCGCTACGGGAACTATTGCAATTATAGACGAAACCGGGTATCTTATCGGCAAGACAAAGCTTATTTTAGAGCCGGAAGAATAAGGGACAAAGGAGAAACGATGGACATCTACAAGCTTTCCGAAGAAGATTTAGCGCCCCTCCTGGCCGAGGCGATTGCGGCCAAGGGAACAGTAGAAAAATGGATGGACGGCTACCTGAACAGCCTCAAGGGGATATTGCTTAAAAGCCCGTTGCGCTACCGGCCCTATGGTCCTTATTGGTGGGCGCTGAAAAAGGTCTATATCGACCGGGGCGACCTTTCTTTTGGGGATTACGTTGACCAGGAGTGGATGCAGGCAATGGACTACGGCAAGCCGGAAATGAACATCCTGGCCGCCCATGCCTATGAGGACCTTCGCACGACAACGAATTTTATGGATGATCCCTTTCATGTCATTTCGACTCCCGACGGCGGCGATTCCATAGAATTCGCCTCCAATGACCCGGAAATGGAAATGATGGCGGCGGGATTAGCGGCGCTTTAGCGGGGGAAAATCGTACTTAGGAGGGCCGCCGGCAGTTCTCCGCTCTCGTGCGGCCTTCTCCCAAATGTGGTGGAGAAACCGCCAATCCATGTCCCTGCGTAATGATCCGACCCCATCCAAAGACCTAAATAGCCCGTCGCCACGACGGGCGCAGTGGGCTTTGGATCGACAATCTCAGCATTGCGTCGCTGCAAATACTCCGTAAACCTTTCGGGCATTGTCATATCCATATCCATATCCTTCTCCATGTCCCTCTCTGTTTTCCTTCAATTGTACTTCATCCAGCCTCTTGAGGCAAATTTTTTCACTAACCTTCGTTTTTCTATCACTAACCTTCGTTTTTCTATCATTGCCTTCCCGCCTCTATCCTACCATAATCAGGCGCATGAAAGAAAAAAAACCATCGTTTTGGCGAAAGATATTCCCCGGATTCGGGGGAAGGCAAGAGGCTAACTCAAATGTAACAATTCCCTCCGTAGCAAATTATGAAGATTTTGTTGCCGATGCTCTTTTGCCCGGCCTGCCCATAGGGGCAACAGGCGGGGAAGAGACGTACCAGCTTACGGAACTGCCGGCCAACCGCCTCTTGAAATACAAGATATTTCGGATAATGGCCGACGATCCCACCATTGATTCAGCCCTCAAGATGCACATTTCTCATGCCCTGTCTGCAAAATCGGATACGGGCGAGATCGTTTCCATAGAATCAACGTCAGACAAAGACGACCCCATAACCATAGACCTCCGCAACACTTTCAAGGATAACATCAATAAAAATGTGCAGTTTTGGGCCTATAACGCCGCCTTAAACGGCGTCTGGTTTGCCCGCGTCTATGGTTCTCAGCACAAGGGCGTGGACCTGATACGATCCGACTACTACACACATCCGCAATTTGTCCGGGCTTACGAGCAGGCCGGGCAAATTGCGGGCTACACAGCGGCGCACCAGAACCCCATGAGGAACGCCGGCTATATTTCGTTGATGGAACCCTGGAAATTCGTCGCCTTCAAGATCCCTATATGGAAGGCGGAAAGCGATTTGGAGCCGGTGCGCCTGGACGGGTCCATTTTCGACATCTCGAACGACGATTACAAAGGCGAAAGCATCATCGAAAGCCAGAATTACGGAACATCAATAATTGAAACGGCTTTCGCCCCATGGATGGACTTGCAGGAGGCGATTCTATCCATGAACATGTCGCGCAAAAACGCGGCCCGGCTGGAAAGGTTGATCGGCGTCAATACCGGGCGTCTTTCACCACAGCGGGCCTCTCAATATCTCAACACCATTTCCGGGCAACTCCTCAAGGTCAACCAGGCAAATGCAAAACAATCCCTGCGACGGGGCTACATCCAAACAGTAATCAATCACCTTATCCCTATCTTCGGAGACGGGAAGGGGCGCCTGGACATTGCCAGCATGGAGGGGAACCCGAACCTTGACGGACTGGCGGACATTGATTTCCACGTAAAGCGTCTCGGGTCCGCCTTGGGGGTTGATCCGTCCCTTTTGGGCTTCGGCGAGATGCTATCCGGCGGCCTCGGAGACGGCGGTTTCTTTAGGATTTCCGTATTGGCGGCAATCAAGGCGGCCATGCTGCGGCGGGCCATCCTGTCCGGCCTGGAATCGCTGTTTGACATCCACGTCGCCTACAAGCACGGGAAGGCTTTCTTGCCGGGGGAGAAGCCTTGGCGGATTGTCTTCAATTCCGTATCGTCGGCCCTCGAACGGGAGGAACGCGAGAACCTGGAAGGGCGCGTTACCTTCGCCACGATGATGGGCCAACTCATTCAGATCATTGACGCCGAGTTTACCGCCGTGGACCGTAACGCCCTGGCTAATTACATGTTCACGGACATCATGAAGATAGATGAAGAGAAGTTCAAGAAGATGTTTCCGGGGAAGATCACTGGACCCGCGGGCGAGGCCGAAGAGGGACCGGGAGGAGGCGGGGCGAGGCCGAAGAGGGGGAAGGAGCCCCTCGCCCTTGACGAAGAAGAAGATGAAGACGACGAGACCATAACGGAATCGGCGACAACCAGACGCATGAAGAAGATCGTCAACAACTACCTGGAAGGGCTCTACAAATGAACGCGGCCATTCCTAAGCAGGCGAGGCTGGCGATATGAGCGAATTGATATTTATCCTTGAATCAGCAAACGAGAAAAAGAATGATCTGCGCGAAACCAGAGTGCCAGTTTCTCGAATTGTCCTAAAGTGGCTGAATGTTACAGAAGGTAAGGTATTTGCCGACTATACTGCCCTTTACAATAAGCATAAAAACCAGTTCGGATCACCTGATGACGTGAAGGCGCATGTTGATCATGTACTTTCAAATCCAACGCTTGAGATGGAAGCAACCAAAAGGGAATATACTCTTTTGGTGCGAAGAAATGGGAAAGACAAGGTTGCCGTTGTCGATTTTGAATTAAAAGGCGGCAAGTATCGTGTGCGGAGCGCCTATACGCTGAATGAAGGGCAACTTGAAGCAAAGATAAAAGAAATAAGAGCGCGTGGTGGTCGCCTATCCACCAATCCTGCGAACCCGATACCGCCAGAACTGCGGTCGCTCATTCAGGGTGCTGGCACGCCTTCCGACGTGCTTACGCGCTCTCCATTAGTAGATAATCTAACCCCAATATCGAACAATGTCAAGAAAATAACCGAAAGCGCGACGGGGGCCGTCGCAAGCAAAGGAGGAAATATCATGGGAGAAACAATAAAATGCACATTCAATCTGTTCGAGGAGGGACGGCAATATACCGGCCATCATCGGAATTACATCCTCGAAAGCGCCATCAAGGCTTGTTACGCGCCTGAGACGCGAGAGGGTATCCGCCTGCGTGAAAAACTTGGCTATCTGGGGCATGGCCGCCGGGAAATCGCCCGGAAACTCCAATTGGCCGAAGTGGAGCCCGTGAAGCTCCCCGACGGGTCAACCATCATCGTCGAAAACATCCCCTCCAATATCACCACGTTTTTCGAGGTCAACAAGGACGGGATAGTAGAGCATCATCAGGAGATTTTGGAAACGGCGCCGGGCAAGGTGGTATCCGGCCTGAACGCCTCGAAGGTGGGCGGGTTCTCCTGGGCCTGCGGCGGACAGGACGGCGGTGCCATGGGCGCGACGCGGATCGTTGACTTTCACGGGTTCGATTATGTCATGAATCCCGGTTTCGCCAAGAATCGCGGCTATATCCTGGAAAATGCCGACGGCATGACGAAAGACGCAATCCTCGAATCTATTTGCAAGCAGGGCGTCACGGATACGGACGCAGAACGCTACCTCAACTCCTGGGTCGTCTCCGCCCAACTGCGGGCCATGGAGCTTGACGAAAAGCTTGAACAGGCGGCGATTTATGAGGACGCCTTGAGGGAGGACCTGGAAGGGAAAGCCGCGACAATCGAGGCCATGCAAAAATCCATAGCCGATGCAGAGATCGGA